TGGGAGTTCATTTCTGTTTAGCTGTTGACGGAGCCAACCACTAGAAGCACAAGCCAGACTGAATGCCACTTGTTCTCAGCCGAGTACATCTGGTATTTACTTCCTGAGCTTTCGCTCAGCCTCATAACACTTGAAGAGGCTAGGTTTTCCGTCTTCACATAACAAAACTACATCTCCATGCATTCCAACAAATGGAAAGCTCTCACTACGCGGGGTAACAATTTAACCCCCGGAAACACGTGTCACCGTCGTGCTAAATACAAGGGTCCAAATCATCCTCACAGGTGAGATGAACCGAGGCCTTCTACAATTGTTAGATATTGCGCCACAGCGACCCGATCTAAACGAGAATGGAGTCCGTAAGGACTACATGGTGACCGAAGGAACGTACTGTTTTAAGATCTTCAACACTAAGCAAAGGTCCAACTTGATGGTTTTTCATCCTATAATAGAATGAAGATCTTTTTGAAAACCTATCAAGACAAGAAGGGACGGAGCCACCGATCACATTGGGATCGCGATACAGGTCTCCAATAACATTAACATCCCTCTTGAAAAGCACCCACCAATAAAGTGCAGAATAATCTTCTTTGATATCTTCGTCTAGCTCGATTCGGAACGATATTTTATCTAATTCACGAAGAACAAGCGGACGAAACATCCAAGTTGAGTCATCTGCAACCTTAGGAGCCTCAAGACCACTATTTAATATAGAAGAGCCGACACGTCGATCGGTATCAGAAATAGGGCCATCAAAGCCCAAACCGCCCAAACGGCGCGGTAAATTATAACTGATGCCTCCTCTAATTGAAGACGGAAAGTCGTCTAGCGCACGAAAAACTCTGCGAGTATAGCGTGCCCTAAAGTAGTCTTTGCAGGCCTGAAGAAACTCTCCCTCGAGTCCAACTAATTCATAGTTAAAGGCTCGTTGAGTTCCTTGAAAGTCGATTTTACCAAGATCAACTTCAGAACCTAAGGTGGTGCTTCGGACCATCCCTTCAGCAGCTCCACACAAAATGATGGGAACTTTTTTCCATAAATGCTGAGGGAAGCTATGTGGTGATAAACTGAGACCCGTATCCCACCAAGTATCATAGAAAAGGGGGATACAGGCATAATCAAGCGGACTATAAGGAACAAAGGAACGAGAATTCATCTGAATATAGCCCACCTGGTGCCATACTTTGCCAGGTGATGGAGCGAGACCCATTCGGGCTCCTAGAGTGCGCCAACGTGCATAACACTCATCACTCGCCTCAAATACACAATCATCACCATTAATCAAGAGGCCTGTCCATTCAGGAGGATTCAATTGCATTGCAATCCGGCACAAAGCATAATTTGCCAAGCAAAGAACGGGAAAGGAAGTTACAGAGCCCATTAGTTGCCCGACTTTCATTCCAACCTTTTTTCCACAGTATTCATAACGAAACTGTGTAAGGGAGCGAATTAATAGTTCCGGAAAACGAGGTTCCTCGATACAAACTTCTGAAAAGAAAGTCTCACATAAAACCTCAGCAATTGCATTACTAACCCAACCTGCTAGTTTGTCAGTAGAAGACACATAATCGCCCGAACAGAACTTACGAGTCGCATCGGGGAACATTCGATCCATAATAGAGGACTCTTGAGGAGTCCCTGTAAGTTCGAATGTAGGTAAAGTGCGTAACCATTTACGTAAAGGATCAATAAACGCATTCATGACAAACATCAGAAGAGGAGGACATTTCGTAATCATTCGTATCTTTAATGCTTCACTCAAGGCAACTTCTTGAACAAGAGGTTCCTCGGTATAAGCAGCATCAATACAGTGATTAAGAACATTGCTATAATGATCTTTCAACTCTTCTATAGGGGGAATAATTATATTCCCATAGCAGACCTTATCAAAGCCGCGCTCGTCCTTAAACACGCGAGTACGAGCAGTCTCAGGTATCACAATGAACTTTTGGACATCAGAGAATTCAAATTCTGGTTTTGATGATCTTGGAAATTCATGACCAAGATCATTAACAAAACCGTTCCGTCCAAAAAGCTCACCAATCGGAACAACTGATCCACCCGTGCAACGACTGTTAATATAGTTTGCAGAAGTTGAAGGTACACGGATATTTCGGAAGACCGAATCACGGTCACATTTCTTAGATCCGATCAGTTGTCTTACTTCTTCCTTAATTTGCATCTCAAGGGGAGCATCACGAACAGGGCAATCCCCGAAAATGATGTCATCAACCCAATTGAGACGTGCCTCGACACCTTCAATTGGTCCAGAACGAGGTAAACAACCTTTCACGGAGATCAGCATCGTATTGATCAAACATTGAAATTTATCAAAGTCTGTACGACGCAAAGAATAAAGAAATTTTTCTCCGCGACCAGGAAAAAGTAAACCATAACAAGGAGGTGAAGGAAAATTCTTATCCTCCTCATACGGTTGATCCATCCAACTACGACAAAAATTCAAAATAATAAATTTCATAGTTTTGAACCAACCGCATACAGTACGTTTCCCACGATAGGAATCATAAATTTGATTCCCTAACCTGATTGCACGAGTGAGTGAATATTCCTTTTCACTCGCGAATCCGAATAGCTTCCAAATTCGATAAATTCTACGGTAACAATCCGCGATCAGAGTCTTACCTCGAGAAGCTAACCAACCTGGCGGAAATAAATCAATAAATTCGTCCAGGAAGGCTCGAGGGGCTTTATAGCTCTTAGCCGTGGCTACTCCATCCATGAATCGTTTACAATAGCGATTGCAAACCGATGGAGCATCGATGTTCTGTAGGTAATCACCTTCTCCCAAACCGAACCAGGAACGAGCAGACTCATTCTTAACGGAGTTTGAGTCCCTCCCTGGGTTTAGTGAGGCTTTATTACCCACCTTCCTAGAAACTCGGGAACGATTAGATTCGTTCCGGGGCTTCCAGGGAGAAGTGACCGATTTAC